TGAGCTTGATGACATAGTATCCCTCATCCTCCAACTGTTTTATTATCTGTGACTGTATCTTCTGTTCGGTCACTTGAGTATGCTTACTATGACGTATGTGACAAGACCGATGATGGCGAACGCTGTTCGCTCAAGGGCGTTGAAGCTGATGATGGCTCCTGTGGTATAGGAGGTGTCCCACCAACCCCTTGGATAGATGTTGCTGTTTATCTTGTTGCGTGTCCTATAGTACATGCCGTCGTGCAGGAACGGGAACATGAGCACGCAGCATGAGAAAGCCCAAAAGCCTGCGTTGACAAGCACGGGTATGATGACAATAACCCTGAGCCATGTCAGCATCATGTGTGTGTGGAACTGCCTGACGCGGGGTCTAGCGTTCCAAAAGTAAGCCTCGAAGTATCCCGACATCAAGGCGAAGGCTAGGAAGCAGAGTGTTGTTATCATATCGATGTTTATTTAGAACGTATGTTTGTAATACCAAACCTTGATGTATACCAAGCTGTCTCCGACCGTTGGAGGTGTGCCGTCAAGACGCATCTTCAATGTTTCACCCAATCCAATATAAGGCGCACAGGTGTCCTTGCAAAGTATGGCATTGCCCATGCTTACCACATCATTGGAACTTGAGATGACATCATGCTGAAACCTCATCATCCTTTCCCCTGCTATCTCAAAATCAATGTTCGAGGCATAATCGTAAGCGACCGAGTCAAAATCAACCTTGATGAGTATCTTGACTATTTCGTAGAATTCATCAGCCGCGATGCTGTCAAGTATGTCTATTGCCGTGGTGTATCCCGTCAAGTCTGATGGTATCAATACCACCTCTTTCCAATCCAAATATGGTTCCATAATTATCTGAATAATATGTCTGTTGCTCCCAAGGCAGGGTCAGCGACTCCATCGCCACCAAGCTCCGTGAAAGCTATATAACAACCGTTTATCTGTGCGCCTGCCGCCAAATTAACCCAACCTGTGTCAGCATAACCTGTAGTGGACATACTGAACTCCACTTGAGATGATGCACCAAGTTGAAGATAACTACCAACGGTCACACTATATGAGGTAAAGTATTTCGCTCTGAACAACGAACCTGCCGTACCTACCACCTGCTTATTGCCTCTCATCCTTACTTGGCTGTATCCTTCAAGGTCAACAAGGAATATAGCCCTTGTCGAGTTACCTGCGAACCTTTCAGCCAATGTAGCGTTAGTCATAGCAAAGTTTGCACCTGCATCCGCATGGACTGAGAAAGATTTTATTGATTGGTAAGTCCTTTCAACGGAGAATCCTGAGCCTTCTATGAATCTCAAGGTATCGCCACTGCTCAATACATCCTTGTAGATGACATATTCAGTACCGCTTGCATCGAATTTCAATGTCACAACCGCATCAGCCGTGTCAGCATTATAAACGCTGATGAAGTCCACCACCCTCTGCGTTGAAGCGGCAGGAGCAGGAACGATGTTCACATCAGTGGTGTTGTTTGAATTGGTCAAGGTGCGCCCTGCTGTATAGGTGGTTGTATCAATGTCCCTCCAAGATGTAACGATATTGAGTTGGTTGGTTGTTACAGCCCCACCCAAAACCAATTGAAGGTTGTCTGTTGTATTTGCTAAAATTATCATGCTCCTAATGTTCTAGTCAAAACTTGTGCTTGTGTCAATCCTCCACTGCTGATTGTCAAATCACCACTACCAAGCAATGAGTTTCCGTTGATGGTCTTGATGTTTGTTCCGCTGACAAGATTGTCAACATTGCCTAAACCTACCGCAGTTTTGTCAAGCGTTTGGAATGACTTGTCACCACGATAGTATTGAGCAGTTGTTCCCGGTGTGATTGTGTTCTCCTTTGTAGCAAGAGCAGTTGTCACCGATGTAGGTACAGGAAGATTTCCCAACTGAACTTTGGTTGTGGTGTTTGTTGCTATGTCCACAACAGGAAACACATCGTCCGTTGTCGGGGTTGTTAATTCGGTTAAGTCAGTTATTCTCTTGTTGCTCATAATTCTAAAAAGTTGCCGTCTTGACTTCTCAAGAAATCATTGTTTTGTGATAGTAAATAGCCAATAAATATCTTGTCAAATCCGATGTAATCACCATCTTGAGTTGTCAAATACGCTAAATCTTGCGTAATTAAAAAGTCAAAGTTGTCTTGAATGATTGTCTCACTCAATCCGGGAGTGTAACTCTTTGCAGATATTGTCGGTGTGTTTTGTTTTGCTTGGATCGTTGGAACATAACTCTTCTCACTCTGAGTAATGTTTCTTTGCTTCTTGCTTTCTTGAAAAACATAGGTTTTCAAATTTAGCGTGTAATCAACTTTCTTGGATGTCAGCGAAGGTTTGTATACCTTGCTTGTCAAAGTGCGATTAGATTGCTTTGAAACAAGCGTAGGAACATACTCTTTGGAATCAATGAAAGCAATTCCATCAAAACCAAGATGAAATGAATCTTGCGTCAACAACAAATCACCTTCTTGAGTTGCTAAACCAAAGAAAACATCAACAGGGGATGTGGGTAGTATGTTGTGTTGCTTGTTCACGCTGGTGAATAGAACACTTCGGGTTGTTCAACAAGTTGACATTTAAGAATCCCTGTTTCAACAAGCTCATTTGCAAGGTCAGGGTTTGTGTTGACTGCCGATGTTTGTGCATATACTTTGTACTCGTACTCGCCATTTAATAGCGTGAATGTTGCTCCTTCGGTAACTGCAAACTGATTGTATCTTTCTTTGAATGCAGAAATATCAGTCAATATGACATTGACAACTTGGTCAGTCAGCAGATGCGTCATATTAAACAAGAAGTATGGATTGGCAATCGTCACCTTTTCCGTGAGCGTTAAATACCAATTCTTTGATTCTGCTTTTTCAATTACCAACATCTCTACAAAATAGCGGTGAACTTTTAATGTAACAAAAAAGGGAGAGCATTTGCCCTCCCTCTTTTTCCTATGAATCAAGAACCAATTAGATACCTAAAGCGGTAACAACTGAACTCTGCAATTTGTAAGGTGCTTCCGCTTCAATCGCTGACAAGGTAACCTCATATCCATTTGAATCACCCATCGCAGTACCTGTGTTTGCAACCATAGCGGTCACATCACATCCGTACTCCTTACCTACCAAGAAATACTCATCGTTGTTGTTTCTCACGATGCAGAAACATCTGCCTTGTGCCAACAATTTCATTTCATTTCTTTTTGTGGTGGACAATCTGCGAAGTTTGAAAGCGACATCCGACTGGTTGAAGGATGTGCCATTTTCAACACTCACATTTGTGGTGATTACCATTGATCCGGTTGCTTTGGGAAGTTCGTAAGTGTAAACACTACCACTCGCAACGCTTGTTGCGGTAACTTCTCCACTTGCAACGGTGAATCCTGAAGTTGCCCAGTTAATCAAGTGGATGCTTTTGATACCTCCAACCGCATCTTTGCAGTCAAGGCTAAATCCTGAAGTTAGTAAACAAGGCATATCTTAATGGATTAGAGGGTGAAGTAAACGATTTCTCCGGGGAAAGCAACCTGAACACCAGCTTTGAAAGTGAAGCGAACACGAACTTCATCGTTATCCTGTGAGTACCACATCTTCACTTCTTCTTGCTCGTCAATCAAGTCAGTTCCCATAAAGAAGTTGCTCAAAGAACCAGCAACAATCTTGTTAGTTCCGTTCAAACCACCTACGGCAATCAACTTCATATTAGAACCGGGGTAAACCATTTCCATAGTAGTTGCAGCATCGCCCACATAGTGGAACAAGTTAGCGTTCTTCAAGTTAACCAACATCAACTTGTAGGCATCAATTCCCAAGAAGCAAACCAAGTCATCCTTTTGAGCAACGGCAGCTGGGATGTTAGCGTACACTTGATCCAAGATATCGTCAATGTTTGCAGCGGTGATTGAAGTGAAAGTTGTTGGAGCAGAGTTTGCCAATACTGGAGAAGCAGCAGCGATGATTTTGTTGAAACCATCAAAGCGACTCAAGTTAGGGTTGCCACTTGCGGTGTCACCTTGCCAAATGGCAGTTTCCAAAGTTTGTGCGATAACGGCAGCCTTTTCAGCACCGATTTGCTCTTCAAAGGGAACCATTGTGGGTGAACCCGGCATGATTTGGGTTTGCATCCATTTGGCTTCCAAAGTTTTTGGACACAAAGTTTCTTCAACTTTTACAGCACCTACGGTGATGTTTCTTTGAGTGAAGGCAGTTGTTCCTGATGGGTTGTAACCACAACCATCGGCTTGGAAGAAAACGGTTGAAGCAAGAATGTTCAAGGCTGATGCTGATTTAACACCTACTTGAACTTGGTTAGCAGATTGCAAAGTTGAGGAAGTCTTGCTTCCGAACAATGCTTTTACCAACAAGTCAGTTGACTGCTCATTGGTGTAGTTAGCGAGTGAACTTACATTAAATGACATAGTTTTATTTGTTTATAGAGTTTTTGAATTTTTTAAGTGCTTCAAAGCGGTCGTTCTTTTTGGTAGATACAGGTGCTTTCAAGGGTTCTTCGCTTGGCAAGTCAGCAACCTTTTCAATCAGGTCAATAGCTTTGCTCATAGCTTCTTTGTGTTTGATGTTTGATGCAGTCAATGACTCAACCTTTGCGGACAATTCAGCGATGGCAGATTCCAACTTGGAAACGGTGTCGTTGAATGCAGATACGGTTGCGAACTCTTCAGCCTCAATTTCAACTTCAACTTCGGGTTCAACGATTT